AAAGAAGTTCTCAGGAACTTCTCTCAATAATTGTTTTTTTACAAACATTGAAAAAATTGAAGACTTTGAACTTTTGTTTGATTATCTAATGCTTGGTGGTGGAGTTGGTTTTTCTGTTGAGCGTTCAAAGATTCATGATCTACCAAAGGTTAAAAAAGTGGATCACATCACTGCTGAAAAAACAAACGATGCTGATTTCATTGTTCCTGATTCAAGACAGGGCTGGAGAGAATTGCTCCATAAAGTGCTTGAGTCTTACTTTGTAACTGGTAAATCTTTTACATACTCAACTTTATTGATTCGTGAGTTTGGAACACCACTTAAGACATTTGGCGGAACAGCTTCTGGCTCTGGTGCGCTTGTAGATGGCATTGCGGATATTTCTAAAGTCTTAGACCAAAGGGTTGGAAAGAAACTTCGTTCAATTGATGTTCTTGATATTTGCAATATCATTGGAAGAATCGTTGTCTCTGGATCGTCACGCAGATCGGCACAGATTGCAATTGGTGATCCTGATGACATGTTGTTTATTAGAGCAAAGAACTGGGGAAGCGGCAATGTCCCTGCATGGAGAGCGAACTCAAACAACTCTATCTATGCCGACTCATACGATGAGATTGTTCCAGAGTTCTGGAAAGGATATGACGGGACTGGCGAACCATACGGATTGTTGAATAGAAAACTCGCAAGAACACATGGGAGACTTGGTGAGAAATCCCCAGATCCAACTATTGAAGGATTTAACCCATGCGCAGAGATTGCACTTGCCGATGGTGAATCGTGCAATCTTTCAACAATCTTTTTGCCAAACATTGAGTCACTAGCACAACTCTTGGAGATTTCAAGACTTCTGTATATGGTGCAAAAACAGATCACAAGACTTTCATATCCATATGAAAAAACAAACACTGTCGTGCACAAAAATGGAAGGCTTGGGCAATCAGTAACTGGGATTTTGCAGTGCACAGAGATTCAAACTGGCTGGCTAAAAACAGCCTATGAATATTTGAAAGAATACGATAAGAGTTACAGTGAGGAGCATGGCTGGAACCCATCAGTAAGGCTTACAACCGTTCAGCCATCTGGAACACTGTCCCTGCTCCCAGGTGTGACTCCTGGTATCCACCCTGCTTTTGCTCAGTACTATATTCGTAGAGTTCGTTTTAGCTCAGTTGATCCGCTAGTTGATGCGTGTAGGAAGCGTGGTTATAAAGTTACTTGGGACATGGGGTTGGATGGTAGAGAAGACCACAGCCGATATGTTGTTGAGTTCCCATGTAAATCCCCAGAGGGTGCTGTATTGGCAGCAAACATGACTGCTATTGAGCAACTTGAATGGGTTAAGAAGATGCAGGCTGAGTGGGCGGATAATGCAGTTTCAGTAACCGTCTATTACCGCAAAGAAGAGCTACCAGCGATTCAAGAATGGCTGGCAAAGAATTACGATAAGAGCGTTAAGTCTGTATCATTCCTTTTGCATGTAGACCATAACTTCCCATTGCCTCCTTATGAGGAAATTACAAAAGAGGAGTATGAGAAAACTGTATCTAAACTGAACCTTTCTGTACCCCTGCAACAAATGTCAACTGATTTATCAATTGAATTGGATGACTGCGCTACAGGTGCATGCCCAATTCGTTGATATCTGAACATTTGTGTATCATTTTTTAACAAAAGTGGTGTATAATTTACCGTATGTCGTCAAATATGATTAAAAGCAAAAACATTTGGGTTCCAGAACGAGCACATGGCGTGTGCGTTTATTTTACTTCAAAGGATGAAGCCCTTTCTGATGGAGATGGCGGTGTGTTATGCGCCGAAGGTCTTATGTACGACCTAGATATTGAAAGAAGAGTTTTAGAAGCTGGTCGTTATTGGAGCGGTGATGCGGATGGTTTGGTTAAGTGGGTTGCTGGTGCAAGAAAGATTTCAGCATCAGAAAAAGATGATCAGGTTGAAAGACTAAACGATGGATTGGTAGCTGATCCATTTGAAGACATGTATGACGATCATTTCTCAAACAGGAGAGCTAATGGAAAATAAAACAGAGTTGGTTGAAGAAACAATTATTCTTGAACAAGAAATTGATGATATTTCATACATGGGCTTTACAAGTAAAGCTGAAACATTTGATCCGTTTGATTTAGTAAAAATTGACAGCCTTTCTCCAAAAATGAAACGAAAGGCTATGCGTCTACAAAAGAAGCATGAAGGCGAAGACGGAACGCAATCTAAGTACATTGACCCAGAAAGAGTTAGTGGTTATTCGCTTTATGACATTGTAAACCCGCCATACGATTTAGACACGCTTGCTGGTCTTTACGATCAAAGCGCAATTCATTATGCAGCTATCAACGCAAGAGTTATGAATACAGTTGGGCTCGGTTATGAGTTCACAGAGACATTGAAAGCTAAAAGGAAAATTGAGAAAGCACAAAACGGAGAAGAAAAACTAACTAGGCTCCGTCAGCAATACCAAGACATCAAGGAAACTCTTGATGAAACATTTGAGGCTTTAAATGTTGAAGAAACATTGATTGAAACAATGGTTCGTGTTTGGCAAGATGTGCTTACTGTTGGAAACGGTTATCTTGAAATCGGCAGAAATAATGCTGGTCAAATTGGCTACATTGGACATGTCCCAGCAACGCTTGTCCGTGTGCGCAGAAAGCGTGACGGATATGTGCAGATTGCAAAGACAAATAAAATTCAAGCTGTGTTCTTTAGGCAGTTTCAAGACAAAGAAACTCCAGATCCAATTAACAACGATCCAAAACCTAATGAGCTAATTCACTTTAAAATTTATTCACCAAACAATACATACTATGGAATTCCATCTGCAGTGTCTGCTGCGACAGCAATAATTGGTGATAAATTTGCAAAAGAATATAACATTGATTATTTTGAAAATAAAGCAATTCCTCGTTATGCAATTATTCTTAAAGGTGCAAAGCTTAGCAATAAGTCAAAACAGGAGTTGATCAACTACTTTAGAAATGAAGTTAAAGGTCGCAATCATGGAACATTGGTGATTCCACTGCCTGCAAGTCTTGGTTCTGATACTGACATTAAGTTTGAAAAGCTTGAAGCTGGTGTCCAAGATTCATCGTTTGATAAATATCGCAAATCAAACAGAGATGAAATTCTTGTAGCGAACAGAGTTCCCGCTCCAAAGGTTGGGGTTTATGACAATGCAAACTTGGCTGTATCAAGAGATGCAGATAAAAGTTTTAAGATGCAAGTCATCGGTCCAGATCAGGCGATTATTGAAAAGAAGTTGAATAGGATTGTTGCTGAGTTTACAGATCTTATGCAAATCAAACTTAAGAAGATTGACCTAGTAGACGAAGACATTCAGTCAAGAATTAATGATCGCTACTTGCGAACAGAAGTGTTGACACCTAACGAGGTTAGAGGTCAGATTGGTTTGCCAGAAAGATTTGATGGCGATGAAGTTCTACCATTCCCAACAAATGTCAAAAAAGAGCAGAACGATGCAGCCAGCAATGGCGCAGGTGCTCCTTTCGGTAACGACAATAATTCTGCCTCAGAGCCGCCAAAATCACCAACTGGTGATGGAGCAACAAGCGACCCTAGAGCAGATGGAGCCCAAGCAGAGCGTGGTCAAAATCAAGATTCTGGAGTGAACAACGATTCAACCAGTAAGTTTAATCAAGGAGAATAAAATGAGTGAAAGTAGTTTGGTGTATTCAAACAAAAATTTAGTGACAGCGAATGGTGTTGTAAATATTGGACAACACACAAGTGAGTTGTATGTTTATAACAAAGGTGCCAGCGATGTTGATATTAAACTCAATGGTCAATATACAATCTTGCTCCCAGCTGAGTCTACTGAATATATTGAAATTGATGGCGATTATACAACCATTGAAGTAGTCACCGCTAACTCAGCAGTTGCTGTGTTCGCACTGGGCTGATCTTTATGTACGGTTCTTTGGTTTATTCAAATACATCAATAAATTCTACTCATGGAGTTGTTAATATTGGGCAGCATACTAGTGCTGTATATATAGTTAATCTAGACAAAGACACTAATGCAACGATTAAACTTAATGGACAATATAATGTATTTCTCTCCCATGTGCCAAATGGTGCGGTTCATCAATATGAGAAAATACCAGGTGATTACACAACAATTCAGGTACTAACTGCAAACACTAGTGTTGCTATCTATGCAGTAGGATAATTTGCAATATTGCGGATTATAATATATGCTTGTAAGTTACGAGGGCTAAATGTCGGATTTTAATATTTCATTCCCAATTGATATGATTAAGCGGGAACAGCGGATTGTTGTGGGGATCGCTACTGCTGACAATATTGATAAAGCTGGTGATATTGTTGACTTTGAAGCATCTAAGGAAGCTTTTGCAAACTGGGGTGGAAACATCAGAGAAATGCATGCTCCTATTGCTGTAGGCAAGGCTGTCAGTTATGAGCCAGTAGTTATTACTGGCAGTGATGGGACAGTATACAATGCTGTTAAAGTGGAAGCCTATATTTCAAAAGGCGCTGAAGATACTTGGCAAAAAGTTCTTGACGGAACCCTTCGTTCATTTTCAATTGGCGGCAAAGTTATTGAAAAATCAGAATCAACTGACAAAATGTTTCGTGGTAAGCCAGTAAACATTATTAAGAAATATGTCCTTGGCGAACTTAGTCTTGTGGACAACCCAGCAAATGCTTTGGCAATTATTGATATTGTAAAAGTAAACGATGAAGGTTTGCTCAAGTATGCTCTTGATTGCGATCTTGACTGCCAACTGGCAAAAGCGAAGCAGCCTCTTAAGGATCCAAAAGGCGGTCTCACTGCGGCTGGCAGAAGACACTTTAAAGAAACAGAAGGCGCTAACCTAAAGCCAGGTGTTCGTGGTGCTGCTGACACCCCAGAGAAGATGCGCCGCAAAGGTTCTTTTCTAACCAGATTTTTCACAAACCCTTCTGGACCAATGAAGAAGCCAAATGGTAAGCCAACAAGACTTGCGCTTTCAGCTGCAGCTTGGGGTGAGCCAGTCCCTCAAGATATGGCAGATGCAGCAAGGCTTGCTGCGAAAGGTCGCAGATTGCTTGAGCGATACGCTAACTCAAAGAAAAAAGGGTTTTTAGAAAATGATTTTGAAGAAGAATTGTTAAACGCAATTTTAGATATGATGAAAGACGAAGGCTGCGAGTGCGGCTGTAATTCTTGTGAAGATGTTGAAAAAGATGCATCTGTAACAACAGAAAATGCAGAGTCTAAATATCCATCAAGAAATGGTATTGCATCACCAACCGTTCCCCCTTTCCCTTCTGGCTCTCCAAAGCTTAAGCCAAAAAAGAAAATTAAGAAAGAAGAGAGTCCGTGTTGGGATGGGTATCACCAAGAAGGTGAAAAGAAAGGCAAGGATGGAAGTATGGTGCCAAACTGTGTTCCAAATAATCCTGCTGAAAAAGTAACAAAAATGAGTATCTATGAACAAGATGCTCAATATTTTGATACAATTAAGGAGATGATTGAGAAAATGGAAACAGATATTGTAGAGAGCATTGAGTCGGAAGTAAATAATACTAATGATTCCGAATTGCAATTAAATAATACCTATGATAAGATCTCTGACATGGATGAACAAGAAATTAATAAACTTAGTCTATTGAAAAAGTTTATTGGATGGCTTGTCCCCGATGTCGCAGAAGAAATAACTTCAACTTCCGTTGAAGTAAGTGGAGACACACAGGAGGAAGAAATGGACATTAATGTTCTTAAGGATGCTCTGAGTGCTGTTGTTGATGAAAAACT